ACCTGATTTAAAAGAGTTTCTAAACTGATATACATAACTATATCAACTATAAGGAAACAAAATGCCACTATATGATTTTCGTAATAAAGAAACAGGTCAAGTGACTGAAATGTCTATGACTTATGGTTCTAAGGTACAATATTTAATTGATAACCCACATATGGAATCTATTATACTCACATCGCCATCATTGGGAGACCCAACTAAACTTACAGCAACTAGAAAAATGGACAGTGGATTCAAGGAGGTACTACAGCGTATACATGAGAAAACACCAGGCAGTGAATTAAATCAAACTTCTTCTCAATTATAAACAGGAACTTTATGGCACGTAGAGCTAAGATTGTAGACACCCACTTTGAAGATTTATCAAAATATAATCAACCAAGTAATGATAAAGTAGTACAAGGTGTACAATCAAATCGACTTAAAATGCGTATAGAAGATTTAAAAACATTCAAACCACTTACTGAAAATCAAGGTTTATTCTTTGATTCATACAAAGTAGGCGAATACTTCATGATGCTTTCAGGTAGTGCAGGAACAGGTAAATCGTTTATTGCATTATACAAAGCATTAGAAGAGGTAATGGATAAAGGAAATAGTTTCAATCAAGTTTTACTTGTTCGTTCAGCAGTACAAACAAGAGATGTAGGGTTTCTTAAAGGTTCGCTTGAAGAAAAAACCTCCATATACGAAGATCCATATATTCAAATTTGTTCTACATTATTTGGTAAGAAAGATGCGTACCAAAGATTAAAAGAACAAGGATATATTGAGTTTACTACAACAACTGCCTTAAGGGGTACTAGTTTTGATAATTCAGTGGTTATACTAGATGAATGCCAAAACTGTACATTCCAAGAGTTAGATACTGTTGTAACAAGAATAGGTCATCAATCAAAGATTATTTTTGTTGGCGATATAGGTCAAAACGATTTAATCAAAAAGTCAAGCGAAGTATCAGGTATGCCTGATTTCATTAAGATTGCTAATAGCATGGATGAATTCTGTCGTATTCATTTTACTTCTGCTGATATTGTTAGGTCGAGTCTAGTCAAGCAATACATTATAGCAAAAGAAAACTTAGGTTTTTAAAAATAAAACTTTACTTTCCTCTTCATTAATATTATAATAAGTCTTAAATTACTGAAGAGGAACTATTATGAAAGTAAGTGAATTGATTGAGTTGTTAAAAGATATTAATCAAGATGCAGAAATTTTATTTGACGAAGGTGGTTGTTACTATGATATAGATGATGTATCTGCTGATGGCGATGAATATATTATCTTATCTGGTAGAAAAGTTTACGGAAATTATTGAATGAAAAAAATAGTAACTATTGTAGTATTCGTGTTGATTTCTGGTTGTGCTCATGCTAATGGTTATTACAACGGAAATTACTATTACCACGATAACAATGAATGGGGTGTTCCTTTTATTAGCGGATTATCAATGGGTTCAATATCTATAGGGTCTATGAGTAGACCGCCACAACCTGTTTATATGCCTCCAACCGTAATATATCCACCTACTTATCCAGGAGTTCCATATGGATACCATTACGAATCAATATATGATGTAAATTTGGGTGGTTATAGAACAGTAATAGTTCCTAATTAAAAATTATAATAAATACTATATAATTTTCAAAAGGAATTCTAATGTCTGATAAAATATCCAAAATACAATTAAATGTAATCGAGAAATCGCTTGACAAACTATTCTCAAAATTGGGTATTGATGTTGAGTTCAGCGGTCATTTTTTCGATAGAATTAACGACCCAAGAAATGTAAAACAGATTACTATAGGCGAATTGGTCAATATTTACCATAGTCTATATGATAAATTTGGTGTTAAGTTATCAAAAACAGCAAAGGAAATTGAAGAACTGGTTAAATCGATCAGTACAGATATTAACATTCCTATTAATCTTCATCTAAATAAAAAGACAGATAAACTAGAAATGGTTGCAAAAACAATTATGCGAAAAAAGAATTTTCAATCATCTTCTCCTGTATTAGCAGTTGAGTCATTCAAAACGTATCTTGATAAACAAGAAGCATTAGACGAAGCACTTATTACATTTGGCGGTAAGGCATATCCTAAATTTGGTCAAGTAGTTATTCAAGCAGGTGGTGCTGGTTCTGGTAAAGGGTTTATTCAGTCTAAGTTACTTGGTATCGAAGGAAAAGTTATCAATGTAGATGATGTAAAAAAATGGGTTGGTAAGTCTGTTCAGTTAGTTGGATTAATTAAACAAAAAACTGGTATTGATATCAGTTACGCAGCACTTCCTTTATCTGATCCAAAAAATACTTCTATTCTACATGATATTATTTCCAACCAAATGGGAATTACCGATAAAGTAGAAATGAATTTATTTAAATCTATTGCTACATCTGCCCCAGATAGAAAACCTAATCTTATATTCGATGTAACATTAAAAGATCTAGATAAATTAGATAGAATTACTCGTAACGTTATGCCACTAGGTTACGAAAAAGATAATATACACATAGTATGGATAGTAACTCCAATTGAAAAAGCAAGGCAACAAAACATAGCAAGGGGTGCAAGTAAACCAGAAGGAAGAATGGTAAGCGATGAAATTCTACTTTCTACGCATAAAGGCGCAGCAATCACTCTACATGATTTAATATATTCAGTTGATGTTAGTTTAGCGAAATATATGAATGGCGATATGTGGATAGCATTTAATAATGCAGGTGCGGATTCTACCGTAAAGAAATCTAGTGCTGGTGGTTCCTTTATTGCTAAAGGTGCTCAGTATGTAAAAGTTAAAAAACAAGGTAGTCCTATTCAAATACCAGAAAAAGAATTGGCGCAAAAGATAGCATCTTATGTTCCTAAAGTTACTGGTTGGGGCGATGAAAAATAATTCTAAATGATCTATAGGAGAAGCGTATAAGATAAACTGAAGTACAACTCCCAAAAACGTTCAAATTAGGCAATGAGTCCACCGAAGAACTAGGGAAGCAATATTAGGCATCTTCTAATATTGTCACTAAAAAATAGGAGAACTACATGCGAGCAATCACAATGCTCTTATGTCTGTATAGTATGTCTGCATCAATATATGCTCAGACTACTCTACATAAAAAGATCAATGTTTCATACAAAGATATAAAATGTGTCGCTGAGACAATATACTCAGAGGCAAGAGGTGAACCTCTGACTGGACAACTTGCAGTAGGTGCAACGATTGTTACTAGGTCTACACAGATATTCCACCAGCCAGCGTGTAAAATAGTGAAACAGCAGTATACTCAGAAACGTATACCTGCTAAAGAAAAAGAAGAGTTTATTAAGTTAGCGACTGATATTCTCCGAGGTAAAGCTAGAAATCCAATTGGAAATCTAGACAGTTTTGATTCCTTCAAACATAGGTATTCTAAGCGACCTAAGAAAAGTGTTAAGATTGGTAAACATTACTTCTATAAGATTATGAAGACTGAAAAAGTATAAAACTATCAAAAAACAAAGAAAATGCCTTTTTAAACTGTTTAAAATCATATAGTTATAAAGGCATTTTTCTTTAAATTTGATAAAAGTAATAATATACAGGGTTGTTTTTACTAAAATGCGTTTAATTTGACGATAAATTTAATAATTATAAATCAATTACTTAAAGAGGTAAAATGAATTAAAATAAACCTTTACTTTTAGAAAAATTTTTAGTATAATGTATTATAATTTAACATGAGGATAGAAAATGAATAAAGTATATAATAGAATTACAACTGCTGCGACTCTAAAAGAATACGATATATTACAAGGAATTTATGAAGTATTGTTAACCGAAAGAGAATCAATGAATGAGTTCTTCGAGGCATTTTTATCTAAATTTAATCTAACCAAATTACCAAAAACCTCTCCTAGTTGGATAACATATGACAAAAAGTTTGCTGAGTATTCAGAAGTAGAATCAAATATTAAAACTGCTGAATTTTACCTAAGAGGCAAGTAATGCTATTCGAATCCGCATCTGAGTTTTCGCTTCATATTGAGTCATTGGCAAATGATAAAGAGATTGATTTGATTGATACAATTCTATTATATTGTGAAAGTAATTTTTTGGAACCTGAAGATATATCCAGTCTGATTAATAGATCACTTAAAGACAAAATTGAAATGGAATTCGCTGAATTGAATTTTTTACCTAAAACTGCATCATTAGATTTCTGATGGATGGGTATGATGCGTTTCAGTATTACATGGCACTAAAGTTACACTTTTCAAAAGATTCGTTTGATGTATTTAAGACTCCTAAGATTAAATGCACACCACAGATTTTTGAGAAAAGAAACGATAGGTTTTTGTTTGAGAAAATGGCCAAAAAACACCCAGTTGATAGGGAACTGATTCAATACTATGTTGCTAATTTTGCCTATGGTAATACAAATTTTGTATATAATGAAGAGGAATCTATTTCTTGTTATTTTGAGTGGGTAAAGAGAAAAGAAAGTATGACTAAATTGTTTTCTGACGATATTGATAGAATAGTTAATTATGTTCAGAAAAATAAATTTACTAAAGATGAGGTTTTAAACTTTACTTTTGGAACTCCTTCAGTTATACTGTCTTTATATTTAGGAAAACATATTTCTATTGAAACTGTTAGAATTATTGATGACTTCTTAGGTATAATAGATAAATGGAAAAGTGCTGAATTTACAACTTCGTTTTGGGATAGTGATATATGTAGAATATCAAAATTAAAAAGATTTATACGATACGATGTAAATCGTATTAAACCAATCATAGATTCCTTTGAAGAGGAATTAAATGAGTTATAGTTTGAGGCGGTACAAACTATGATATTGTTACACCATCCGTCCATAGTAATTAACTTAATAAAGGAAAAATAAAATGTTAGATATTAGCTCACTTCGTAAATCAAGAACAACTGACTTTTCTTCAATTATTGAAAAGTTTGAAAAACCTGCCTTTCAACCTAGAACAACTGATGACAGACTTTGGAGGCTTGAAGGAGATAAATTAGGTAATGGCTCAGCTGTTATTCGTTTTCTACCCAATATTGAAGGTGATGAATATACTGCACCTTGGGTAACTGTTTATAATTTTGGGTTTCAAGGTCCAACAGGTAAATGGTATATTGAAAATAGTTTAAAGACTATTGGCAAAGAAGATCCAGTTCTTGAATTAAACAATAGATTATGGGCTACTAAAATCCCATCTAATATTGAAATTGCTAAAAAACGTGGTCAACGCACTCAGTATGTTTCTAATATTCTTGTTGTATCTGATTCCAAACATCCTGAAAATGAAGGAAAAGTATTCATTTTTAAATATGGTAAAGCCATCTTTGAAAAATTAATGGGTAAACTTAAACCTACTTTTGAAGATGATGTTCCAGTAAATCCTTTTGATTTATGGGAAGGTTGTAACTTTAGATTTAGAATGCGTAAGAAAGAAGGTTATGCAAACTATGATGATTCATCTTTTTCTGATGTTTGTGCTGTTGGTGAAGATGATAGAATTCTCGAAGTTATGAAACAACGTCATAATATTCAAGAGTTTATTAAACCTGATCAGTTTAAAACATATGATGAACTGAAGAAAAAATTAGAAGCGGTATTATCTGGTGATAGTTTTAATAATCAAACTGCTGAAGAATTATCTTTTGAAAATGATGTACCTAGTTTTTCAAAGCCAGCATTAAATGAAGCAGTTGCTAGACCTATAGCAAGTAAAGCTGCTCCAATTGATGATGACGATGAAGATACATTAGCGTATTTTAGTAAACTCGCATTAGAAGATTAACAAGTTAAGGGAGCTTCGGCTCCCTTTTTTATTGTACTGCGTATCTACTTGAAACATATCTACTAGAGGTACTATCTGGATTTCTAGTAGGCAATTTAATACTTTGTTGATTAACTGTTTTATTAGATGTATTAACAGTTGGAGCAGAGACTACAGTATTACCACCACCTTTAGTTGCCATATCTTCTTTCTTATCTACATTTTCTGCTGACTTTTGGTACACTTGTTGTGCATCTAGATTATTTAACTGCTCTTGAATAGATGGTCTAGGTGTTGTATCAACCTGTGGGTTCATCCAACCTTTGTCAGATACTGTTTCTTTATTTAACTTAGTTGTTTCAATTGACTGTTCAGCTAAAATGTAATCAGAACCTGATCCTTCAAGTTTAGTTTTTGTAGGAGTTACTATTTTTGGTTCTTCTACTTTTACAGATTCAACTTTAGTTGGTTCTCCAGGTTTTATTGGTTCTTTATATGGAATATAAGTAGTACCAGTTTTTGTAGAAGTTGGTTCTTCTTTTACATTATTAGTACCTTTAATTGGAGGTACTATTTTATCAGACTGTTCTTTAACTGTTTTATTATCTGGTACATTTTGTTTTGAATTATCTGGTTTAGGTTTTTCTGTAGTTTTTTGAGGAATTTCTTCTCCTTTAAACGGATACCAAGGTCCTAGAGTTATTGGACCACCCATCCAATCTGGTACAGGAATAGTAAATTCAGGAATACCTATTCCTGCTAACGCATCTATTAAACCTTCTCCTATAGATGAAAACCAATCTTTAATTGTAGTTACAACTGTTTCAAATGCCGTACTTATAGATTCAAAAAATGCTTTCTTTGCTTCTGGTATAGTGTCAAGCAAACTATTAAACATTTCTTCAAATGAAAATGAATCTAAAAATGCAGATATGTTTTCAAAACCAAATTTTTCTGCTATCCAAGAAACTATACTTTTTAATGCATCTAATGGAGCCATAACAACAGAGTCAACTAAACCTTTTATTGCTCCAGTAATACTTCCTATAATACCATCTTTTTCAAATCCTTCTATGGCACCTTTCACAGTATCCCAAATGGTCATTATAATTGTTAAAGGAAGGAACAATTTGCCTATTATACCTGCAACTTTACCAAATAAAGATCCAAATTTAGCAATTCCCTCGCCTATAAATCCAATTGTATTTTTTAGGGTTTTGAATATTGCACCTATAGGACCAGAAGTAAAAAATCCCTTTAGTTCTTGAAATGCTATAAGAAATGGTTCAAAGAACATAGTTGCGGCAGTTTTTAAACTATTAACAACCTTTCCTAATTTAGATTCACCTTTAAACATTTCAACAAGAGGTTCGAAAAAATTAGATATAGATTGTTTAAATCCAGTAATAATTTTACCTATTTTAGAATCTTCACCAAATGTAAATATCTTTTTGAATTTGCCAATAGTAGTTTCTACCCATTCGCCTATACTAGAAAATACCTTTCTTATTTTTGAAAAACCCGTTTCTATATCTTTTGCTATATCTTCATATAGTTTAGGGTTTAAAAACTTAAATACTTTTTTTAATTCTTCTACAAAATATGTAAATCCCTTTAAGAAAAATTTAAATTGTTTAACATATGCACCTATAATTCCTACAATAGAACCTATAGCAGCAGCCAACCCAGCCAATATTCCACCTAATCCAATTCCCTCTAATTCTGGCTTCTTTTCTTCAGGTTCAGATTCTTTTAACAAACCAATATTTTTAGCAATTTCTTCTAGTAATGAAATTGATCTTTCTTCTCTCTTTGTATTTTCTAATTTTTCTTCAGAAGTATAACTGGTACTGCCAGAAGCAATAACTTCAGCAAGTTTTTCTATGTTTGTTAGTTTATCAAGTTGTTCTACTTGAAGTAGATACGTATCAGATATAGCTGATTCGATTTTATTAAGGGCATCAAGATGCTCTGTTTGTTGATAATAACTATCCTCTATTAGAGTTTCAATTTTATTAGAAGACTCCGCTTGTTTCTCTAATATAGAACTTATAGATTTATCCATTTTGTTTACTCTGTAGTCTCTGTTTCTCTTCTTCGAGATAATTTACCAACATACCAACATAGATTTCTTTTTCAAATGGAATCATATTTTCAACCTCAGCCAAGGAATACTTATGGTATTGCATTAATGCAAAGTTCATCTTGTAATAATTAGATAAACTTTCATGGCTAAGGCATACTAAAAAAAAGCAGATAACCCATTTAGCGTTGTGTGATTTGCCATATTACAAATTGGGCAAATAAAATCTATATCTTGTTTAATTTTTGGCATAGTTTCAAAAAACTTTTGAATTTTTGCAAATTGAGTTGAATTCAAATCATTTAAGAACGTTTCTAATTCTTCTCTTGGTGTTTCATTTGCATGATATATTTCTTGATCATCAAAAATATAGTCAATACATTCAATAATAATACCAAATATATCATCATATGTGCCTTTACCTAAAGATTCTAGTTTTTTAATAATATCAATACTTGGATATTTTAATACTATACCAACACTATCAAATAATGTAATCTTATTAGTGTGTTCTGGATCTTTAGTAACTTCAATTTTAGTTAAGTCAAAAGATAATTTTACTTTTGCTTTTTCATCATCACAATGACCGCATTTAAAAACTAGTTCAACTTCTTCTCCAACTGATTTTGCTCTAATTTGAGTGAAAATATATTCAAGATCAAATATTGCTAATATTGAGATGTCAATTTTATCTGTAATACAATCTTTCAATACAGTTTGAAGAGTGTTAACCATTACCGTAGCATCTTCACTTTGTTGTGCTAATAATAATGCCTTTTCTTCCTTTACAAGGAAGGGTCTAAACTTTACAGTTTTACCTGAAGAAGGAATTGTCAAATTGTAAATCGGTGTACTATTTTTAGGTAATGCCATTATTATTTCTCGCTATTCATATTATTTAAAAATTTCGATAAATCATTTGTAGATCCTACAAAGATTGCATTATTTGTTGTAACATTCCCTGTTTGTTCTTTCTTATTTGGAACATCTAACTTTTGTTTCTGTTGGTGTATATCAAGTAACTGTTGGTTCATATCTGCCAACTGTTTCATTATATTGCCAACAACTTCATAAGCTCTTGGATGTTCAGATTGTTTAGCAACCTCAAGCATATCAAGTAATGCTTCTCTACCTGTTTCCATTAGATCATATAAATTATCTCGTACATTTACATAATCATCCTCGATAACCTTTCCTGTATTACTCGAAATATTAGGAGTAGGTTTAACCTCCTTTACTTCTTTATAATTTATAGGTTCAAGGTCAAATATTGCATTCAAATTATCATCAATTTTCATTTTATTATAGGCTTATCAATGCATTCTGAAGAGCAGTTGCTCCGTAATTTTGTGCTAATCCAATTATATCTTTTGTAACACCAGTAAATATGCTTTGTGATTCAGATAACAAATCGGTATTTAAGAAATTAATATTATCATTACCTGCTATTTGCATAGGTTCCCAATATTTATATTGTATGGTTACAGATAATTTCATTACTTCTTTTGATGCATAATCCAATTGAATAGCATTGATTGTTTTAGGATAACATTCATGCATCATAATTGAATAGCGTTCTTTGTTTTCTAAATCTTCTACATTCAATTGAATATCTTTTATATAAGATGAATAATAATTAAATGTTCTAGTCTGCGGATTTTGTATCGACTGTTGCCAACTATCAAAATACTTCTTAATCTTCATATCGTTGTCAACATAGAAGGATAGAGTAATTGGGTCAAATAATCTGCCATAAGGTACTTCCCTAGATTCTCCAAATATAGTATTAGCAACTGTATTATAATTAAGTCCTGGGAGAGTTACCTGGTCGCAGTACATACCTAATAGTTGACCAATATTACCATCTGGTACTAAAAGTGTATATCTTGCAGTTCGCATTAATCCTGTTGCTTTTACAGATGATATAAACTCTTGTAGCTTTGCCATTACATGTACCCTGCCTTTTTCATTGAATCCTTCCAAACTTGTGAACTATTAGCACCATTAAATTGTTGAGTTGGTAGCATCATAGCAGTTGCCCAATCTTCCCGTTCTATTTCACGAAATTGCGAAACAACATGACCATTAAGATACATATGTACACAAGGTTCTAACATTTTCAATCTTGATGAACTCGTTATCAAATCCCAAGACAATTGTAACTTAACTCGTTTTGTATATTTCTTACTTCCATCTATTTCAGTTAATCTATCAAGTAACTTTATTCTAAAAGGTACAGGAAGATAATGCATATTCAAACCAAGAAACCCACCTTTGACTACACTAAATGGAAATACCATCGGAAATGAATCCCAGTATGGTAACGTTGCTTTATGTTTAGCATCATACGCAAACATATATAACTTTCCAGGAACAACTTTGCTAGGATGTATTCCACTTGGATTGCCAATTACACGCTTGGCTGTAAACCCTTGTTTGCTTAATAACAATGCTTGTTGCGTATACCAAGAATACGACTTTTGTGTAATCTCTGGTAACTTATACTTATTTATAGAAAAAACATCGTAGTACGATGCTATTTTTTTCTCTGCCATTATTTTATTCCTAAGTGGTGTTCAGTGAGAATCATAAATTCCCACCCTCTATCTTTTGCGTATCTAGTTGCCGCTTCCCATTTTGATTGGTTTTTTATATAGGTCATAGATTCGTTTAGATATCTTCTAGTCTGTTTACCTTTATATATAGGCTGAATTGTTTGAGCCTGAGGTTTAATTTCTATTAAATAAGTTTTTATTAATCCTGCTTTATTTACTATTTCAATTTGAAAATCCAAATAATATCTATGCAGTTTATTATCTGTACCACATCTATAAGGAACTATTGTTTCTTCCGATTTCCACTTTATAACATTTGTATTATTGTCACACCAGTTCATAAATTTCAATTCCCAGGATGATCTTGAAATAATATTATTGGCATCACCTACATATTTTTCTAGATGTTTAGGAAAATACTTTCTGGGTGCGGGGTATTTACTCATATGTCAAATATTTTTATTAAAATATTGTTCATTTTTTCCATTTCATTATCTGAAAAAGTAATTATCTTTTTTGGAGTATCTTTTATATTTTGACTAAACGTTTTCCATCTTTTGTCATATACAATTTGCTTTTCACTTTCTGATGCATATTTCCACCATTGATGACATCCAGTTTGTAGTAATTTTTCTATAAAAATTGTTTTGTCTTCTTTAGATAATTTATTTAAATGACAATATTTTTCAATTCGTTCTTCTTTACTCATATTAGAAACTAATAAATTAATAGCTTTTGTCATGTTATCGATTCTGATTGACTGGTCAGTTTTCCACAAGTCCCTCATATTATTTGATACTTTATCTACAAAAGAATTATACTTATTTGTGTCCAACTTTAGTTTTTTTCTATAATTTATAGCACCACAAGTCCTAGATTGACAACATTCGCTAAACCCTTCATTAAATGATTTAAATTTAACAGGATTTCCACATATATTACACTTAGGTCTCAATTGAATATAC